TCCTAACGCCATCGATGTTTTACCCGCATCATTAATTTTAGCTAATGTATCAGATTGACCAAGACCAATTTTTTCAAATTCAACCATAGTACCCGCCATTTCCGCCATTGTGGTTCCAAACGCTCTTGTTGTTACAACGGTTTTTTCCATTGTATCTTGTGATATTAAATTAAACTTACCAGAACCTTCCGCTAATTTTGTTGTTAAGTCGGTTAAATTTTTAATATCAAATCCTAATCTAACCGCATGTGGAACCGTTTCAATAATTGAATCTCTATAAGATCTGGATAATTCACCCGAAATACCCATTTTTTCATTAATATCAGTATGTAATTGAGACTCTCTTTCAATTTGTTTTAAAATCTCTTCACCTAATGTTTTTTTATCCATTAACTGTAATGGTGTTAGATATTTTTCCGTTGTTTCCGATAATGTGGATTTAGTATTTGCTCCGGCCGTCAATACACTTTGAATATTAAAATCCCTAGGTGCGGACGATGATATTGAACCAGTACCTGCACCCTTGTAAGCGTTATATGCTGCGGCCGCGTTAGTGTGGTCACTCGGAGTCATATTCGCATACGTTATTGGGGGTGTTACTTGTTTACACCATTCTTTTTCAAATTCAGATAAACTGTGGTTTTTTGCGTATGTTGCTAAATCTACTGCCATACCTATAAATACTACTGTTCAATATTTTCCAAATCGATTATATATCTAACGTAATATCTTCTTAAATAAATTGGCATAGTTAAAATATCTCCATATGAGAATCCTTTTTTAACTAAAAATAAAATTTCGTCTAATTGTCCTTTTTTATAGTCCGTAGAAAGGGCGAAAAAATTCTACCCCAAACCCAATATTAACTTGGATTGTATCTCCTGATGGGGTTGTTACTGATTGGGTTAGATCTAACCCTGGTTTATTATCTTGTACAAATTTTCTAAAATCTTGGGAATCTTTAATTGGCATCATTTCCACAAAATTCCTAATCTTTAACGCCTCTCTAATTCCACCGACAGATTTAATCATCATTTCAAGTTGTTTTGTTACAATAGGTGCCACACCATTTCCATTCCAACTTTCCTTAATTTTATTAATTTCGGTTTCCTGTTTTTGTGTTAAAAATTTAAATGTAATATCAGTTTTACTTTTTTCTAAATAGTAACTGTACTCACCTTCAGAATTTTCAATTAAATTAAAATCCTTCAATTTTAAGGATTCTAAATTTACAACAACATCAAATTCTTGATCTGTTTTTGGGTCTGTGGTTGTAACTGTATATTCGGTACCAAAAGCCGTATTTCTTAAAAATATTAAGATTGCTTGTCTATCTTCTTCAACTATTTCATCAATTGGTAGGTCTCTATCTAATATTTTTCTTTTTAATAATTCAGTAATTACTGTATTTGTATTAAGAAAACTAGGTGATGAAAGAATATTTTCATCTGATGCAGTTAAATATGCAACTCTAACAGATTTTCTTTTACTTGTATAATGTATACCTCTACTCGGTAATTCAATCACATCGTAGGCGATTGTTGGGTCAATTTTATAGTCTTCCATATATTTTAATTTAATTAATAACTATCGTAAAGTAAAGTTTTTAAAAAAGAAAAACCGATAATCTTGTGGACTACCGGTTTTAATATATGAAAAACTATAATATTAGTAAATTAAAATACATCTATCCATTCTCAATGAACATGATATATTTGCCAATTCATCTCTATTGTAATCTAAATCACCAAAGTTTAAGTTAGTTAAGAAACAATTTTCTAATAACCATTTTTCAACTACAACTCCTGTTGGATCTAACATCTCTAATTCCACGTCTTTTTTGTAACCCGCGGCGTAACCCATACGACCTGTAACAGATTCAGCATGTAAACGGAACCATTCCATTAAAGCTTGTGAAGCAGAAGGACCAATTGGGTCTCTAAATGTTACTTTTATTTCTTCCCACTCAAATCTACCGGCAACGTATGTTGAAGTGTTTAAGAAAGGAATTGCAACTGATGCGATTTTAGCACTTGGTCTAGCTGCTGCAGATACAAACCATTCGTTTATACCCAAAGACGAGTCAAATCTTACGATAAATCGGTTAGTCCTTTTTGGTTCGTAAGGTGTCGGCATTTTCATTAATAAATCGGCCATATTGTGTGTTTGTTAAGTTTTGTTAATTATTTACTTTCTTATAAATATATCCAAAAAGAAAATAAATTTATTTTGATTTAATTATATAGAAAAGGTTGTTTTTCTCAATTATTTTTCGTAGTTTTTTACAGGCCCCAGTATCTAGTTCCAGTTTAATACTCTACTTTAATAAAATATAATATCAATAATAAATACTAGAATATCTAGTTCTAGTATTCTGGATATAATATAATTGTTTTTTAATTATACATATGTTCCACGTGGAACGTTCCACATAAAAAAAGGAAGGTATTTCTACCCTCCTTTCTTATTTTTATATCTCCTTTTAGATTAGATATTTTCAAATGAAGCCCCTGTTGGTGTAATTACGAACTCTACATCGATAAATTCAAGAGAACGAGTTGGTTTGATGTAAATCTTACCTCTCATTGTGTTTGCATCGATGTCTTCAGGATCGTTAGAAACTGTTACACGGAAGTCAAACAAACCTCTTTCTTTCTTAATTGCATCCAAGATAGGATTTACCAATCTTAAGAACTCGTTTCTTACTTGTTCATCGTTTTGTTCAAACAATAATCTTACAGAAACCGCCGAAATTAACTTTCTTGCTCTTAATAATAATCTTCTTACGTTGATTCTATCCAAAGCCGATTCTCTAACTTGTAACGTTTTGTTACCCCAAATAATAGTACCTGTATCAGAGAATGTTGCAATTGGGTTAATTCTGTTCTTGTATAATACGTCTCTATCGTCTAATGTCAATTTTCTTGTTGCTTTGATTGCATTTACTAAACCTCTACTGTAACCCGCAACTGCGAACCAAGGGAAAGACACATTGTCAGTTAAGGCAATGTTCTTAACAACCTCACCTGTTGGTGGGATATATAATTGAGTTGCGTTATCAGTATCTCTTACTTGAATCCAAGGCCAATATGTTGCTGAGTAGTTAGAATCAATTGATGCAGTATCTAACGCTGACACAATTTCATCGGTAGCGGTCGCACCTGTGATGTTAGGTGAGTTCATGATATACAATGAATCCGCTCTCTCAGTTTCAATCATGTCAATCGCTTGACTTACCAATGAACTATGATCTTGGAAATTAATACCCGGAGTCGCAAAAACGTTAATATCCACAGCTTCGGGATTTTCATACGTATTAATACCTTGTAAATAAGCATAATAATCTGAATTACCTACATTTGATGTAAATACACCACCGTTTGTTGTATGTCCTGACTTATATATTGATTTACCAAATATAAAACCATCGGTATTAGTTCTTGTTGTTCTATAGATATCCCAACCATCTCTACCACCGTACACCGCAAAGGTGAATTTACGGAAATTAATATTAACTAATTTATTAGTATCCTCATCAGTTTGACCTTCTAAATCGTATGATGTTGTATGAAATATTTGTTTACCGTTTGCATCAACTATTGTTGAAGCGTTTGTTGATAAGTGGAAACCAAATGTTTCAGTTGTTCCAGAAGAACCTTTATATTTCAATAAATCTTGGTCAAAACCAACTGTACTTGATAAACCTAACATTACTTTTCTAACCTTATCCCCCGCTTCAATGTTTGGAGCCCCTGATACGTCATAAGTTTCAACGTCACCAGCGTCATGATATTTTGTTTTATACATAATACTACCAAATGTATCATTATTAGATCCAAATGATTCGTTATTTGCAAAACCCTTAAATCCAGCTGGAACCGAATCAACAGGTGCTCCATCGGCCATGATTAACATGATTCTTTTAGAAACTAACGCATATTCACCATCAGATGTACCAATTTTCTTTGCAATATAACCCGGCATATCAGGATTCATTGAACATCTTGTGTATTTTTCAAGAGCAACTTGATTGTCGTCTGTATCGTTAAAATCACGAACAACTAAATCAAATTCCATTGTTTCTAAATTGATATTCTGAATATTAATTTTAACTTGGTAATTTGCAGCTTCACCATCAGAAATTGTTTGAACTTGGAATAAGTCAGCAACTTTACCTCCACGTACTTCTGAAACAACCATTGGAGATATCGTAGTATCCCAAGTATCTAAGAAATTATCACCTTCTAATTCATATGATGCCTCCATTGAAATACCTCTAACAAAACCTCTATCATAAGCCGCTTTTAGTAAATTAGGATAAACTTCATGTACATAAACAGGATAATCACCACGATCTTTGTCAAATGGTTCCGTTCCCAATACTTTAGAAATATATTTTGATGATGTGATATCAAAAGTACATGTAAATTCTTTTGGACCCTCTGTACGTCCTGTTACGTTAATTACGAATTCACCCATTGGGTTAAAATCTAATGTGTATCCTGACGCCTCAGTTAATGTGAAACTTGTATTACCGGTAACCTCATGAACTAACGTTTGTCCAACATAAACACCTCTTGGTCTAATTGCGGCGACAACTACATCATTATAATCTTCGTTAACTCTAGCATCATAATCGTATCTTGTTACATCAAATTTAGTTGTACCACTATTCCATACAAATAGATATGAATAAACCGCATCAACTGTTGATGGATCGCCAGGTGTTGCTAAATGAAATAATGAATTATACCATTCTTTGGTGTTATTGTTTTCACTATTAAATTTTCCAGTTAAAGGAGATTCTAATTCTTTTGCTGAGTTAGGTAACGTTTCACCTGTAGGTATTTTACCCATAACGAACCACTTACCATTATCGGCATTTGTTAAACCACTGTACTTTGATATAATATAATTTGTTATAAATCTACCATCATGTGCTACCTTATCAACTAAATTGTCATAAATTTCAGGAGTATTATCAAATGTTGTAGTTGATGTAGGATCTACTTCATAATCACCACCTCCTTGATATTCTTCTAATATAACACCACCGACAGTTTTAATACCGAAAGTTTTATATGGTTTATACCCCGTAAGACCTAATACTCTTGTTACGAATAATTGATTTGATTCTTGTAAATATGATTTTGCAACATATCCTAATTCATATTTAGGGTTACCATCACTGAATTTTTCAGGAGACGTTGAACCAAAATATAACTTGAAATCGTCAAAATTGGAAATTAAAATTGGTTCGAAAGCGGGACCCTTTAATGTCTCACCCACTAAACCTAATGTTGTAACACCTACACTCTGTGCTACAAATGTTAAATCGAGCTCAGATGTATAGACACCTGGTGACACGAAAACTCTGTTATTACTTGCCATTGATTTTTGTTTGGTTAATTTTATTTATTACTTATCTAATAAATATCTTTGTTTTTATCAAAGATTTCCCAACTTTTATTAAAAAGATAGTTATTTATCTTTAATTATCTTTTATATGGAAAACAAACAAAAAAATGTTAAAATAAGTGAAAAACATCACGAAATGTTAAAGAATCACTGTGATAAAAACGGTTTAAAAATCTATAAAGTATTAGAAAAATTTATAGAAGAATATTGTAAACCTAAAAAGAAAGACATTTACGGTGATGATTAATATAAATAAACTAATTCAATCGTGGATCCGTTTACTGGCGCACTTGTTAATGTTATTTGATCTTTACCTGTTAATTGATATCCCTCATCACTATACTCAACTAAACCATTAGTTGTTATACTAATAATTGAATTTATTTTTTGTGAAACATTAAATACTAAATTAGTACCATTATATGTAAAGGTTTCTCGTGCGACTGTAAGTTCATTACCAAATTGATCGTACATCTTATTATTCTTACCCTTATAATAACTTACAACGATAACGTCACCTTGTAATGGTGTACCATTAAAATTTATACTAGATCCTCCACCAAAAATTGGTTCATAGGTATAGTGTAGATCTTTTTGTTGTAAAATTCCATTAATTGATACATTAAATAAAACAGTAATACTTTCACCAACACTATATGTTGTGGTTGTACCATTGGATATAATAGTGGATAACGTAATGTCAATAGATTTACCAATATAACTTCTTTTAAAAGTTGCCCCACCTAAAGATTCGTTTACAATAAACGCACGATTAATTGCTGGTTTAACCTCAAACTCATCACTATCAATTAGAAACCCTAACATTATACATTTATAATTCTGCATGTAGAATCTACGACCGTCAATTGTTTCCATTGGGGTATTATCTTCAATTGTGTCTAAAACAATTGGGATATAATGACCTTTAACAGTTGTGTAAGATTGTCTTGATGAAAAATGTTGTAAAACTATTTTATTAATTTTATTTAAATCTCTAAACTTATTACAAACAATTGTAATATCATATGATATATCACACGGGATTGGTTGTGGTATTTTGTAGATGTCAGCACCAACTTGGTTACCATCCCATGTTGGGACTGTTGCATAATGAAATTGGTATCTATCGGGTATTGTTCTCTGTATTGCTGGATTACTACCAAATTGTACATCTGGTTTTCTAATAATAGCAATAAAAGGTAATTTTACATTACCGTCACCATCCGAAAACTCCCAATTAGCACTAAATTCACCCCACCTTTGAATTGTTAATATTTTTTCAATAACCGGAATTTGAACTCCGTCGGAAACAACCTTAAAAGTTTCTTTAATATAATCCAACATACCCTTATCCAAATCATCATGTAAAATGGAATCAGGAAGAAACGAATCCGACTTGGTTATCATATCTAATAACTCTTGTCTTCTTTTAAGAACGCTTTCACCTCGATAAGTTTCCTTATCTCCGTAAACATTAATCATGTTTTTTCTTTTAGGTATTCCCATATTAAACTCCTCTAAATTCTCCTTCTTGTGTTGGTGCACAAATTATATTTCTATAATGTGGCTTATATCCAAACATTTTATGTTTATTATCTGACGTAACTCTACCATCATTCGTAACGGTATAATATCTTAATCTTTCTTCTGAATCTGCATAACCAATATAATCACCATATCTAATATCAACACCCAAATCATTAAGATGTGTAA